TTCGCTTCAATAAAAAAATAAATTTTTTCTTTCGCGAAACCAACTTGCAGATTCTGGTAGGATTTTATAATAAAAAGAGTAAAAAAAATATAAATTTTACAAAAGAAAAAATAATAAAAAAAGAAAAAATAATAAAAAAAGAAAAAATAATAAAATAATAAAAAAAGAAAAAATAATAAAAAAAGAAAAAAAGAAAAAAAGAAAAAAGAAAAAAGAAAAAAAGAAACAACACTTTATAAACCCCCTTTTTTCTATTATTCACATGAGCACTGAAGTCGGTTCAGTGGTATCATGTGTCCCACTTAAATCATTGTGTCCCCGGTTCGAATCCGTAGTGTTGCATTGGGAAAAAAATTCTGAATGATGACTTAAGACAGTGTATAGCCAACCTGCATCTCAGTCAGAAAATGTTCCAATGCTTCACGCCAGGATGAAGAGCCACCTTGACATAGCGTAGGGACTAATGGGTATCGGAAATGGGTATCGGAAATTGGTATCGGAAACGGGTCGGTAAATCTACTCAGTGGCTCTGAGTAGATTTTTTTAAATTTTTTAAATTTTTAAATTTAAACAACTTTTAAAGTTTCCCTAAAGGTGATAAATCACCTTCACAACCAAACCAACAATGAGTAAATTAGACCTTGACACAGTTAATGCTATCCTGCTATGTCCATCATACGATGAAGTCCCTGAAAGTTTAAGAGACATATACACAGTTGATGAGTATTGCTTAATCCACTTTCTACACCATGAAGCTTTAACAAAGTTCAACAACCTTAACATAACTATTGATAACCTAAAAAAGAAAGTAAATATCTTTGAGAGTATGTCATATAAAAAACAAATTATCCGAGAACATAATGGTCATCGTCAATTTTTAAACAAAGGAAAGAAAACGGAGTGTGATAAATGTGGAGACCAGATTTCTGTTGAAGGAAAAAAAAAGCACCAAAAGACAGACAAGTGCAAAAAAGCTTACCTCCAAAAGATGATGGAGAATATGTCATTGTAGAGTTGTTTTTACACTTAGGCACCTAAAAAGTATAACTATCTGAATATTTCTTATTGGGTTTTAGTTCCCTTGTTGTTCGTCTATCGCTTACTTCCTTCACTCGTTCCTTTTTGACACTTTGACGTGTTAGCATCTTCTGTTCGTTCATAATGTCTTTATAGGTATCATCAATGGCTTTGTTAATTAATCCTATTTTACTTTTATCATAATATTCATCACTATTAACAAAGCCTTTATAATACTTTTTGTCTTTCATCTTTTTTATAATAAGTCTTTCAAACTTATCTGCAAAATTAATAAATATTTTATAATCATACTCAAAATGTTTATCAGGATTTGAGTTCCTAAAAATAATTAAACGCAAAACTTCAAAGTTGTTATGTGATTGTCTATAATAGTCTTTATAACGATTACTGCAATTATAAGTTTTACCAATTTTTATAAGGATATAATCTGCAAACTCTATTTTTATAACATAGAAAGCTGAAGTTTTACGTGTCTTAAATTCTTCATTCAAGTCATACTTTTTAGGGTTTAAGTCATCACCAAGTTTATACATTTTTATTTCTTTCAAGGAAGAAAAAATAAACCTTCGGTTTTAATCAAACTTTAATATAAAGCCTTCGGCTTTTTTTATAATTTCTAAATTACATGTTGATTTACTTAAATCTGTTAATAGATAGTCTCTAACATGTTTATGATTAATTAGTTTATCTACAACAACAACCGAGTAATTAAATTGTTGTAAATGATGACGCAAAACAGTTATGGGATTAATGGACTTGTCTTCTATTCTTTTTAAAATAGGATTTTTATATGTAAATTCGTCTATTAAATCATGTATTTTATCTTTAGCTTGACTTTTATTAAAAGTTATTGGTATTCCATCTTTTAACTCATAAATGTTATATATTGGTAATAATTTTCTTACAATAAATTCTTTATTTGGTTGTGTCTTATGAAAAGTAAATATTTTTTTCTTAAAATTTCTCATTTTTTCTTTCTAAAGAAAGAAAAAAATAACGTTTCACGTTATTTTTTAGCGAGTTCGTAGAACTCTTAAAACAACCCTTCGGGTTTTCTATTACATATTAGACACTTTAGTGTCGCGTTCGCTACGCGAACTGAGTTTTTTAAATACTGTTATCTCCACATCTATAACTCCTATTAAACTGGTAATTTCAGTATAGTCTTCATTTAATAAATAAAAATCGGTTTGTGAATTGCGAAGTAAATTAGGACTTACTGGTATTCCTTTTGATTTTTCATTAACTTCTTTTGAAAATACTAACTCTGTAGAGTCTGCAATAAATTCCAATTCATTAACCATACAATAATTACTTACTGAACCTTTTGTTAATATAATGAATCTGTAATATAAAAATGGTGTTGTATTGTTTAAACTTAGTGTTAAACTTGAAAAATTTGTATTACTACAAGTATTTAAATAAGTCCATGTTGTACCGTCTAAACTTCCTGCAACTGCAAAACTTTTAACTGAGTATTGAACATAGCCTACAGGTGTATAATACTTAATTGACGTCATAGCGACTAAATAGGGTAATTTGATTTGCGCCCATTCTCCAGGATAATTTACACCAGAACATACTGTTATTTGTCCTCCTGCATAATCTCCACTTGGAGTTGAATAATTTGCAGGTGCTATCCAATATGAATTATTTAAAGGTTGTTTCTCAAAAGCCTTCCAACCATAATACGGAGCCCCCCAAACACCACTTACGCTAACTACATATGTTCCATTTGAGAGTGCATTAGTGTAAGCTGTCATGGCTTCGGGTGGATAAATAGAAGTAGTTAAAGCTGAATTAACATAAAAACTTTCAAGAACATTATAACTTTTTAGCTTACTGTTATACGTCTTATCACTTAATAATGAATTACTACATAGTTTAACAAAAGCATTAACATCAGAACTTTTTGAAGTAATACGTGTAATTTTATAAAATGTGTCTTCTTCTATTTCTTCTGGTAATAATAACTCAACATTTACAGATGGTGTATTGGTAAAATTTATTAATGTTTTATAAAAAATGCAATCCATTTTTTCCATTTTTCTTTACAATTTGTAAAGAAAAAAGTTAAGTTTAACTTTAATCTTGTCTTTTCTTCTTCCATACGCATATTTCTACTTCTATAACCGCTGTTAAGCTGGATATGGAGCTATAATCCTCCTCAAGAACAAAAAGATCGACGGTTGGATTCTGAATCAGATAAGAATTTACAGGTAATCCTAAACTGTTTTCATCAACGTCTCCATAAATTGTTAAAGCGTTGCTTGTCGTTAGCGGGAAGGTTGTTAGTACATTGTAAGTATCCAGTTTAGTATTATATAGCTTATCTGACGCTAAAGCGTTGCTACATAATTTTACAAAGTTTTTACTCGTTCCTGTCATTCTACTCGCTATGCTTGTGATCTTAAAAAATGTGTTTCCTTCTTCAATCGTATCTGGATGGTTTAACTCAAATGTAAATGAAGGAACATCTTTCATTAATACAATAGTTTTATAAAGGTTATAATCTTGTTCAACTCCCATTTTTATTATATAAAACATAAAAAAAATTTAAATTATTGATTAATAGTTAAAAATCTAACTGAACCTCCACCTTGCATACTTCGTAATATAGCGGATACTGTTCCACCTGTTGTATTAGGCATTGCTACCTTTATATAGTTAAACATGCTTGTGCTATTACAACGTAAATATACAGTTGGGGCTGTCCCTTCAGTTCCTACAGATGTCATTGTTAAAGCCACATCTGTATCCATATTTCCCAATCCTGTATTTATTATGGATGAACCATTTTGGTAAGCATAACAATAATTATTAGTTCCCTGACCAATTAATGCAAATTTCGCTGTTATAGCATACCCAGCTGTATAGTAATGTTGCCCTACTAATTCTATTTCAAATATATTAGCTCCATAATTACCTGAACTTGTCATACCTTCTATAAAAAATATTGATTGTGGTGCAGTAGTTCCTGATATAGATTTTTCACAATAAGTATATTTAAATGATGCTGTTATTGCTGGATTACCTGCGAAAAAACTTACAGTTTGTCCAAATAAATTATGTGATGATATTGTTGTTGGATAAATATAACCACAACTAATATCACCATTAAAATTAGCATCACCACCCCAAACATTTAATATATAACTACTATTTGGCGCTGTTCCAATACCCACATTTGACGAAAATTTTGTATTTCCAACAACATTAAAATTATATGGAGTTGATGTTGTATTAATACCAACATTACCTGCAAATGTTGTTGGAAATGAACCTAAAACTAAATTACTATTTAATGTAGTTGTTCCTGCAATAGTTAAACTTCCCCCGAGCGTGGTTGTTTTTGTTCCTGAAACAATTAAATTATCTGACAGTGTAGTAATTCCTGAAACTCCTAACGTCCCGCCTAATGTGGTTGTCTTTCCAGAAGCTACAATTAAATTACTTGACAATGTAGTAATTCCTGAAACTCCTAAAGTTCCTCCGAGTGATGTTGTATTTGTCCCAGAAATAATTAAATTATTTGACAATGTAGTAATTCCTGAAACTCCTAAAGTTCCTCCGAGTGTTGTTGGATAAGCACCAACTGATAAATTACTTGACAATGTAGTAATTCCTGAAACTCCTAATGTTCCACCGAGTGATGAAGGATAAGCACCAACTGATAAATTACTTGACAGTGTTGTAATTCCTGTGACTCCTAATGTTCCGCCTAAAGCAGTAGATCTTACACCAGATACTATTAAATTACTGTTTAATGTTGTTATTCCATTTACGTTTAGAATACCACCGAGTGATGTTGTCTTGGTTCCACCAACTATAAAATTTCCGTTTGTTGTTGTAATTCCTGCAACTGTTAATGTTCCTCCGAGTGTTGATGTTTTTGATGTTGCAACAATTAAATTATCATTTAAAGTTGTAATACCAGAAACATTTAAATTACTTGATAATGTAGTAATTCCTGAAACATTTAAATTATTTGATAATGTAGTAATTCCTGAAACGTCAAGAGTTCCACGTAGTGTTGATGTACAACCTGAAGCAATAGATAAATTACTTGATAGCGTAGTAATTCCTGCAATTCTTATTGAATTATTTAAAATTGTTGAACCAGAAACAGATAAATTACTTGACAATGTAGTAATTCCAGAAACATTTAAATTACTGGTTAGTGTTGTTATACCTGATGCATTTAATTTAGATAATACGGAATTACCACCAACTGTTAAATTTCCATCTATTGTTAAATTTTTTTGTATTGTAGATGGATAAGATACGCTACTTAATCCAGTTCCAAGATTAACATAACTTTGCTTATAAGACATTCTTTTCTTTCTAAAAAGAACTTTTTTTTTTCTTTCAAGAAAGAAAAATAAAGAAAAAATGAGAAGGTTTATTCAACAATCCGGAACTGAGGAAGTAGTGCCAGAATTAGTAAAAACAAAATTTTTATATTTAACATCAAGACAAAGAACAAATGATATTATAAATGGTTTTGAGGTAAATTTACCAAGTGGTTTTTTTAATAAAAGACCTAATCAACAAATAAAAATATCATTAGCAAACATTACAGTTCAGAAAACGTGGTATGAAACACGAGCTGGTATTTCTGCTGACTATGAAAATTTCAGTGGTAGTTTTAGTATTCCTGATGGATCATATACAGTTGATTATTTAATTGATATGTTAAACGCAGATACACATTTTAGTAATGATTACACTGTTAGTTATTCATACACAACTAATAAATTTACATTTACACCAGTTAATGGTTTTTCATTTATAAGAACTACAAACTGTGGTTATCTTTTAGGTTTAGTTGATGGTATAACATACTCCGGTTCATTTGATAGTGTAAATCCTGTTATGATGACATATGAAAAAACTATTTATGTAAATAGTAATTTAGGAAGTTCTGGAAGTTCTTTAGATAATATTTCTCAACAACAGCTGGACTTCAGTACAATTTTAGCGACAATTCCCATTCCTGTTTATAGTTTTGATGTTATCCAATATACAACTAATCAATTTCCAAACAGTGGCTTACTTATAGATGGGAATTATATTGACTCAATTCGCATATGGATATCTACAGACCACGACAACATACCAGAATTTTTTGAAGATTTTGAAGTATGTTTAAAGGTAGAATTTTTCCATACAACTCCTTTAAGTTCCTAAGGAACTGCGTTGCGCAAAGCGCAACTGAGTAATTAATTTAAAAAAAGCTTTGTTTTTTTTTCTTTCAATAAAGACCTTTTTTTTTTCTTTGTTTAAAGAAAAAATAATAAAAGAAATGGCTAAATCTGGAAAAATGAGCAAACCTAATATGATTAGAGAAATAAATAGAATGAAAATAGAAATGGATGAAGATAACACATACAGACCTTTATCTGATGATAAAAAAATTTATAAAGATAATTCTTCAGCTTATTACTCTGATAAGTTAGATAAAACAAGAAAAGAATATAATAATCATAAATTTCCTACACTACCATTACCATCTGTATCTCCATCTGGATCTGGACTAATTGCACCATCTGGTTTTGGAAGCGGAGGAAGTGGAGGATTACAAATACTTGATCCCTATGGTTCGCAAGGATTAAATCCTGTATTACCACCACCAATTTTACCACCTGGATTTAATCCTATCGTTTCAAGACCAAGTTTACTTCCTTCTATGTATCCACTTTTACCACCTATACCTAAAGCTGAAAAATATGATAAAACAAATACTCCTGCAGCTTCAATTATGGAAAGAGATAAATTAATACAACAAATGAAAGATAAAACTGTATTAGAACAAGGGCAAGATATTACTTATGAATACTTACGAAGTCTTGAAAATAAACAGAAGAGGGTAGAAAAGCTTAAAAATGACTTATTTGCTAATTCCCAAGTTAATCAAGAATTAAATGCAGATGGAGTAATGGTTGAAAAGCCATTATTTGTAGAACAAACAAATCAAGCACGAGTAAATACTGGTATAGGCGCATTTATTAGAGGAAATGCAAGAAGAAACAAAACTGGAGAATGGACTAAGGAAGATTTAATGAAACATATGATACCTATAAGAACTTACTAAATTAAATTATTTTTTGGTTTTTTCTTGAAAGAAAAAAAGGTATATTTTTAAAATAATATATATTAATAAAATAAACAAAATGTCTACCGCATACCCACGCAGTTTAAGTTCTTTCGTAAATAGACTGTCAAATTATTCCAGAAATACTTTCAAACTTACACCTTACAGAACTGATTCCATCACTCCATCCCAAATTATCGTGTGCGATCTACCAAGTAATGCCCTTGTTGATATGGAAACACTAACACTTCGTTTTAAAATTTCAACTACAACCACAACTGGTTATGCTGGACTTCCGAAACACATTGAGAGTCTGATTGACAAAATTGTTATTGAAGTCAATGGTGCAACGCTTGGAAGTGCAAGTAATCTCAATCACGTTTATAATTTACTTCTTCAATACCAAAATGGTTATGATCTAAAATGCAAACGAAAACCATACCAAAATGGAGAAGGACAAGCAGGTGCAATTTCAGCAAACATAACAGATCAACCAATGGCTATTCATTCACTTCTTGGTTTTGTTAGTTCCGTAAAACCATCCGTTCTTGATACTGCACTCCTTGGAAATGTCAGAATTCACGTGTATTTAGCTCCATCTACTGTATTACCTTGTGCATTAGGAGTAGGAGTATCTTACTCATTAAATTCCGTATATTTCATGGTTGATACCATTGATATTTCGGATGGAGTTTACTACAACCTACATAATCAATTTTTGCTATCCGGTGGAATTTATGAATATCCTTTCACATCTATTTATACTGCTATGTTCTCAGCAAGTTCTTTTACTCAATCAAGCAGATTCTCAATTAATACTCAAAGTCTGGATATGTTAAGTGCTTGTTTCTTACCATACCATGGAACTCTATCATCAAATAACTCTAATACTTACCAAAGTTCCTATTTTGATAAAAATGGTTCAGGTGTTGATACTTGGCAGTTTGAGATTGGCGGTGTTTCGATTCCACAGTTTGCAGCGACAGGTAGTGATACTCTACCTTTAGCACTCAACGCGTTGTGCCTATCACAGGATACACTTGGTGGATTTGATAGCAATATTGTTTCTGATACTGCTTATAAAACTTACTTCTTCGCTCCTATTATTAGAACTAACCATCCATGCGAAGATTCTGAACGATTTATTAGTGGAATTAATACCCTTGGTTCTTCTACTAACGTCGTATTTAAATCCACTGGAACTTCTGGATCTACATACACTGGTTCGCTTCTTATTACTGCTTTCTGCACTTCAAGTCTGAGAGTATCCGCGGGGAGGTCAATTCAAGTGGTTTCATAATACGGAAATTATTTCAAAATTACAATTAAAAAGATTTTTTTTCTAAATACGTTTAAATACATATAAATATCTTACGATATTATATTAAAATGACGAAGATTGATTATAATAACACTGTTATTTATTATTGTTATTATGGAGACTTATTACTTTATATTGGACATACGACTGATTTTATAAGAAGAAAGAATGACCATAAAAATAAATGTTATAATGAAAAAAATGAAAAATATAATCGCAAATTTTATAAATATATTCGTGAAAATAACATAGAGTTTCTGAATTTAAGATGGGAAAAGGAAAATTACCCATGTGGTTCAAAAAATGAGGCAGAACGTGAAGAAGGTTTAAGAATTCGTAATGATAAACCATTATGTAATCTTATAGTTGCAGGACGAACTGATGCAGAATGGAGAGAAGATGTAAATTATAATGAACAGCGTAGGGAAGATAGAAAAGAGAATCCAGAAAAATATAAAAAATGGAACAAAGACTACTATGAAAACCATAAAGAAGAGATATTACAAAGACAAAAAGAAGATAGAGAAAATAATCCAGAAAGGTATAGAGAACGAAATGTAAAAAAATATTGGACAGACCCCGAAAAAAGTAGAGAAATAAAGAGAGAGTATCACAACAAGAATAAAGATAGACTTAATACTGAAAGGAAAGAAGATAAAAAACTTAATCCAGAAAAATATAAGCAGTATAGTCAAACTAATTATGAAAATCATAAAAAAGAAATTTTAGAGAAAATGAAAGAAAGAATTACTTGTGATGTATGTAATATAGAACTTAGAAAATCAGATTTTAGAAGACACGAAAGGAGTAAAAGGCATTTAGAAAATCTTGATAAAAAAATAGCTTCTTAACTTCTCTTTTTTTTTCTTTTAAGAAAGTAAAATGACATCAGTAAAATCAGATACAGGGCGTATGCTTACAGAAAATACTTTGCAAGTAAGACCACACACTTTACTAAAATATCAAAATGTAGCTATAGAAGAACATAATACAAATCGTTCTCTTGTTCCTATGCAAAATGTATATAGCGTAAATAGTGGTGGAGAAGAAGTAAAAGGACATCGGGAAACAAATGATGTGCACTGCTTTCATCCAAGCCAAAGAGTTCCATTTTTAAATCCGGAAAATGTTGGATCGTGGGAATTTCTCCGTGGTGTTTAGATTTGTGTAGATAAAGTAAATGTAAATGTAAATTAATAAATAATTTTTTTTTCTATTATTATTATAAAATAAATAATGACTAATGAAAGTAAAACAAGTGATACAGAAAGTGAAAGTGAGAACGAAAGTGAAAGCGAAGCGCCCCGAAATAGCAGCAGCAATCGGGTAGTTGAAACTAAAACGAAACCAAAAACAGTTAAAGTTGAAACCGAAGAATTACCAGTAAAAAAGAAGAGAACGAGAACTATGACGCCAGAATTACTTGAAAAATTAGCAGTAGCACGTAAATTAGCACAAGAAAAAAGGCGTGAAATGGGTAAAACATCAAGGACTCTAAAATCACAGAAAGATAAACAAAATGAATTAAATAAAAAAAGAGTTTTATATCAAGATGAACGACTACGTAAATTAGAAGAAGAATTAAATGCAATTCGCATTGAAAACTCAACAGATAAATATGGTAATATTAAAGAAGTTGAAGAAGTTAAAAGTAAATCCAAACCAAAAAAAAAGAAAGTTGTAATTGAAGTAGGCGACAGCGACAGCGATAGCGAAAGCGACAGCGAAAGAAAAGTTATTATTAAAAAGAAACCTAAAGTTATTAAAAAGAAAAAAAAAGTTGTTGTTGAAAGTGAAAGTGAAAGCGATAGTGAAAGTGAAAGTGAAGAAGCGCCAAGCTACAACAAATTACCACATCGCGGAAAACCATTACATGACCCTACATTTAATGAATCACGTAGTGAAAAAGTTAATTTAGGAGCAGAGCAACAACAACATCATAAATTTGAAAAGGAGTTAATACGAGAGAAACCAACGATGAACATGCAATTATATAGAAATCTATTCCCTAATTAAAGCTTTTGCTTTTTTCTTCTTATTAATAAAAATATGATAACTTTAGTAGATATTCCAAATAGAGACAATAACGCAGTAAAACATAAAAAAAATATTTATCCTCAAAGTGAAGCACAAGACTTACCAAGAAACTTTTTTGTATTTTTAGGTATAGGTGCACGTGGTTCAGGTAAAACTTTTAGTTGTGTGAAGTTATTAGATTTATACTCAAAATATAAAGTTTTAGACAATCATGGAAATAACATAGACCAAAGAATTATTTTATTTAGTCCAACAGTAGATGGGAATCCAATATTTAACTCTCTTAAAAATTTAGATACTGATGATATCCACACAAATTACTCAGATGATAAACTTGTATCCGTAATTGAAAATGTTAAAAGAGAAAGAGAAGAAACTTTAAAATATCAATATTGGGTTAAGGTTTATACTAAATTTACTAAGATTAAACACATCAAAGAATTAGATCCGGAATACCTTTTATTTCTTCATACGAAAAACTTTGAACCACCAACTGAAGCAGATACTCCTAATTATCCTAATGGGGTTATTAATCACTTAGTATTTGACGACTTAGTTGGAACTGACGCATTTAAAAGTATCGGAAAATCAGCTTTAACTAATCTTATTTTAAAAAATAGACACTTGTCATGTAATATTTATGTGCTATCCCAAAATTTGAAAGCAATTCCGAAATCAGTTAGAACCAACACATCCGTATTTGCTTTATTTCGGTTCAATAATAAAAAAATAGTTGAAGATTTATACCAAGAAGTGTCTAATTTGATGACCCTAAGCCAATTTGAAGAAATCTACAACCAGGCAACTTCGGAACTTCATAACTTTTTACTACTGGATTTTACGGCAAAATTGGAAAATCGGGTGAAGCAAAATTATAATAAAGTTTTTAAGATTAATTAAATGTTATGGATTTATTAGAATAATAAAATCTAACCATTATATTAAAAAAATGATAGAACAAGACCCCCTTTTTAATTACTCTTTCGGTTTAAATAATCAAATAATTAATTCCTATGCAGGAAACGATAATTATTCTTCAATACTTGAAACCAGTATTTTACAAAATGGACTGGATGCATTAAATGTAATGGAAACATTAACCGAAGAAGAAAGAATTAACCGAAAAAATAAAGAAGACCTTGAAGCCGTTGCTAACCAAGAAACAATATATAAAACTATGGATGAATTAAAAGAAGATTTAAAAAAGTGTAGTAAAGAAGATATACATAAACATCTTGCGTTAGCGTTTCAAGATTTTACTAAAAACGATGTATATAAAGAACTACTTGCAGGACTAAAATGTGATTATCCGCATCTAAAAGACTACCTTTTACATTTAGCCATTTTTAATTGGTATAGAGACATGTATATTGAAAATTTACCAGAAGAAAAAAAAGGAGATTTTGTAGATATTTATGATACATCTAAGGTTGAAACTAAATTAAACATGAAAAAAGGAGGGGAAGAAAAAAGTATAAAAGCTTATAGTCCTGATGAGTATGCGGAAGAATTTAAACATCTTAAAGAAGTTGAATATGTTAATACAGATGATAATATACCTTTTAAAATTTTAGATGATGAAAGTTAATTTTTTTTCTTCTAATAAAGAAAAAATAAAAACATGCAATTGATAAATAAAAAAATTACTCGTAAATTATTTAACTTCCAACAAGGAGCTAATATAAAAATGATGCACACATTAGGAAAACCACGTTTAGTTGCTGATTATATGGGGACAGGTTCACGTGGTTTAGCTTTAGCTGGAACTTTAGCAACTGCTACTGGAAATCCAGAAATCGGAGCGCCTTTATTAACTGCGAGTGCTGTATTAGGAGCAGGAAGCCAAATCATGAAAAAAGGTATTTCAATGAAGAGGAATCTTAGAAAATACTAAACCCAAAGTGTTAATTATTGTGTTATATTACAATAAAGCCAAAGGCTTATTTTTTTCTTTCTTGAAAGAAATAAAATGTTTAGGAAGAGTAAAACTAAAAAAATACACACAACAAATAGTGCTTTAGCTTCTAAAGCAGTATATCAACACAGTCCCGAAGAAAGGCAACAATACATACCCAATGGTTTTACAATTGATAATGAATTAAGTTCAAAAAAGATTTTAACTTTAGTGAATCCGGAAACGAAAGAAGTTATTTCCAGTTTTAGAGGAACTCAAACTGGGGGCGATTGGAAACAGAATATGGGTATGGCTGTTGGATTAGAAAGTTATAATAAAGATTACAAAAGATCTTTAAAAAATACTAAAAAAGTTCAAGAAAAATATAAAGGTTATGATATAACACTTTCAGGACACTCAAAGGGAGCGAAAAACGCATTGAGTATAGGAGAGAAACTAAATATGAATGTTGAAAGTTTTGATGCGCCTACTTCTTTATTAGACATGCATCCGAATAGTATTTTATACAATAATATTAAGAAAAATCCTAAAGCAAATATACATTCAACTTTAGGAGACCCGGTAGGTGCAGGTTCATTAGTAGCAGGAAGTGGTAATAAAAATATTATTATAGCTAAGGGTTATAATCCACATGCAATAGATAACCATTATTAAGTAAATGAAAGTATAAAACTTCCGTTTTCTTTTTTGGCTAAGTATTGCGAATTAACTTTTATTTTAGGTTCCAAAGGAACCGCGAAACTGTCTGCAGTTTCAGGAATTTCAAATTTAAGCACTTTGTGCGCGATACCTTTGGTATCTGTATTAAAATATTTTTGAATGAATGTCTCTCTTTGTATCTCAAAATCAAACTGAAGTGAATTCTCATCTACACCTTCAAGTTTTAACACTTTCTCTTTGATTTTTTCGTAGAATCGGTTTTTTACCGTCGTTTTGGAATTACATAATGTATTTTCACATATACTACAGTAAAATACAGTCATTTTTTTTACTTTAATATTAACAGTTGTTTTTTTAACTCTAATAATCTAAATTTTAGTAAAAATTTTAAATTATCATTGTCTTCTCGTAGTTCCATTAATAACTTATGTTTCTTACATTTTAGATGTGTAGGCATAGACCAGTAAGATAAAAAACACCCACATTTGCATTGAATTTTTGGAGACATTTTTTTTTACTTTATTTCTTTAAAGAAAAAATAACCCTTTGGGTTTATTTAATAAAATTTTTCTTATTAAACCATTTTGGTTTGTACACTTCACAAAATAAAAATAATGTTATTTTACTTCTAAGATACACAATACGTTCCAAAGTTAATTTAAAAATTTCTTGATATTTAGGTATCATTTATTTTTATTTCTTGAAAGAAAATTATACACATACCGTTTCTGTATAACCCTTAGGATACCATTGGTTATCCTTGTAATCCATACCACACCAACTGGATTTATTAAATGTCCTTGTTTGATGACTATTTACAATGCTAAAATTTTCAATGTTATCCTCTTTATCTTTTTTAGTTAAGTTAATATGTTTTTTCTTTAATCCATCAAATGATACTATTTCAGGTTTTTCATTATCATAAAATTCACTTCGTAGTAATTGATTAGGAATCCCTTTACATTTCATCGTAGTATTTAATTCCTCTTTATTATTAACGTATTTATACATATATGATTTAGGAGCTAAATTCTTCTCGTGAATAATTAAACCTTGTTTCTTAATATCATTAGTTAAATAACCTAATTTAGAATCTTCAACAATTAAACCTTTTTCTAACAGTTTAAAGTAATCTCTACCTAATATATGCATTGAATCGGTATCCGTATAAGTTAATATGCATGTATCAAGATTTGGGTTAATTTCTTTCATCATATGAAGCATAATTTTTCTTGAATACGATAATACAAATCCGCCGAGTTGAATAGGTTTCCTTACTTTATCAATTTCAAGATCTTCTTTAATTTCACCTTTGAGTAAAATACACTCATCAAACATTACCCAGTCTTCTATTTCATAATCTATCATAAAATCCCAAACATCTTTCATATTATAACAGAATTGTTGTTTAGAAGTAATAGCATTTTGTAATAATTTTCCATATAATCCATTCATCATTAATTTAGCTATTTGACGTAAAACTGGGTTGTTATCTTCTTCTGCTTTCTTTTTTAAACCAATGTATCTATTTATATATTTTGTAAATAGTGTATCGGTTTTTTCTAACCACACTAACCCTTTATCAGTGTATTCAATCGTATAACCATTCTCTATAGCATTTCTAATATCTACACTTGTATAAACACCATGGTTATCTTCTAAAGTCCAATTTAATCCTCCTTTATCACTATGAGATGGTAAAGTAGCAATTCTTTTGTTTTTAGGTGCAGTGTATTTAATTTCAAAATAACCAAGGTCTCCATTTTCTACATGTTTTTTACATTCTTCTTTTGTCTTTACCCAAATAGATAAACCGACAGGATAATAAAATTTTTCTTTAATATAATCAACTCCAACCATAGCAGATGGATACAAAGAAGTAATGTCAGCATTAAACATAAAATCTTGTGTTTTAAGTAATTCTTCATGTGTCATTTTACCACTCATTACATCATCGTAATATTTAGATATGTATTCTTTCTGCATTGGATAAGTTCTTCCTCCATAAATAGCTTTCTTAACGAAACGGTATTTTTCAATATCAGTAAAAACTTCAATTATATTATTTAGGTAATTATCTGATGTGAAAACTGAATATGTTAAATGTGATAATGTAATGTATTTTGTAATATTGATTTGTTCGTATTCGTAAATCATATTATTAAACTTAATAAATAATTCACGTAAAACCATAACATCTGTTTTTAAATATGGTTCTACTTCACTTCTATATGTATCAACATCACTCCAAGTTTTCATTTTTGAGTGGTCAAATTTTGATTTTTGAATTGGTAAATTAAATGATTTACCTGCACTATCTAATGAACTCGTAAGGAATAAATATAAATCAAATACTTTATTAGAACCAAACTGGAATGACATTAATTTACCATTATTTAATATAGGTTTTTCTATTTCAATACCTTTATTAATCAACTGTTTCATTAAAAAGTGAAAATCAAAACCACTTCCATTATAAGCTACAACTGTTTTATTTTTTTGTTTAATCATTTCATTAACAAAACCGTCCATTGAATTTCTACCATAATCTTGTTTATATGCCTTATTAAACCAACCACATGCATAAACCACGTGATGGTTGTATTCTTGGAATGTCTCCAAGTCAAAAAATATAACATTTCTATAATCAATTTTTTCAGTTTTAATATTTTTTACAGGAACTATATTACTTTTTTCGTTTTGTCTTCTGCTATTAATTGATTTATAAAAAGTTTGAACTGTTATATTACATTTATGCGGTTCATGTATGTAATCTTTACCACAATCTATACAATGTTTTCTATCAGGATGGTCTTTAATACAATTATGTTTATCAGTGTATTTTTTAAAGCAATGTGGGCAAATTTTATATTCTTTTACAACATCACTTATTAATTGGTAATGTTCTGTAATTAGAAGCAATTGAACTATAACCTCCTTATATAAATTATGAACTAATAATGGTTTTGTTCCTAATTCATTCATTACCATAAATCCACAATCAAAATAATCTGCTATTAAATGTATATCTTTAGTCTCTATCATTTCATTCAGGTTTAAACCTACTTTTTGCCTTACAATATCTGGTTTTACTTTATTACCTTTTAATTCAAGTGCTTTAATAAAACAAGCTATTAAACAATTATTATTTTTAGCATATGGGTTATATACGCTACATTTTAACTGTTTTGAAACACTCATTAATTTACTTGTGCTTCTTTCACAACATCCACCTTTTTTAGGTAATTCATACTTTAATAATCTAATTGATTTTAGAACTAAATGATAATAATTATTTTCAAGTTCTTTATATTTCCTTTCAAACATATCAAAAGTGAAATTTGATACTTTTAGTTTAATAAATAATGTTGTCTTTTCTGCGCTTTCACTTTCATATACTATTTGAATTAATCGGGTATTATCTACTTTTCCTATAAAGGATTTACATAAAGCATACATAAAATGAATGTCATAATTTATAAAACCTTTGCTATTAATTGTGTATTCTTTTTCTACAATATAACCATCGTGTGTTTTGAATGATGTTTTTTTATCCTTAATGTTGTATTTTACATTTTGTTTTAATAAAGTTTTAATTGATTTAGTAAAGCTAATTTGATTTTTTTTAATGTTATAGTTAAACTTTGTAATCTTTTTTAAGTTTTTTTGGTATTCTTCTTCACCTAAACTGAACTCTTGTTTAATTAATATGTTTTCTTCGTAATGGTAGGCATAACCTTTATTAGTTGATATCTTATTTAATGTTCCGTCTTTGTTAAAAAACTTTTTGGAATCTTCCTTTAATAAAAAAGACATTTTGTTTGCGTTGTAGATATAATTATTTCTTATAAAGTCTGGTATTTCTGTGTATTTAACAGAGTTATTAATATATGCTTTTTTATACAGTTTTTCAAATGATTTGTTCAATTCCAAACCATATTTTGTTTTCCTTACTTTCGCAGTTTCACCATCAAAAGAAAAAGTAAGAGCTTTATTTTTTGTTATGAATGACATTATTAATTAATCTTTTATTATTAATCTATATAATATTTTAAATCTTTAAATCATATTCGTTTAAAATGAAATATAAAAAATGAAAATTGGTTAAATAATTGAAACGTTTAAATGTATAAGGAAATTTTTTTGGATAAGAAATTTTACGTAAGGTTTTGATTTTTTTTAATTAAATTATTTTTATGTTTTTGAGATTTATAATGTCTTGTTAAATCTGCAGTTTCTGAATTACAAATATCACAATGTTTTTTTTGTTTATAATTTTCTTGTCGTTTTTCTTTGTTTTTTTGGTAGTATTCTGCATTGTATTTTTTAATGTTATCTCTATTCTTTTCTTTATTAATTTGTTTGTATTCTTTAGCATATTCAATTAAATTTTCTTTATTTTTTTGGTAGTATTCTTTGAAATAATTATTATTTTTAGTTTTGAATTCACAATTGTTTTGTATAATATCAGTCATTACTTGTTATATTAATAATATATTTAAAACTTAAGTCTTTTTACGTAAGTATTTAATAAACTTAATAAACTTAATAAGTTTCACTTGGTATATGTATTTTATTTATGATATTACCAGTTCTTTCACATTCTTTACATTTATCAAAAAATACATTAAGTTTGTATTGATAAAAACACTCTTCAGGTATAAATTCAGCAAATTTAACACAATTTTTAGGTTGCCCCATTATTAATGTAATATTTACTTTTTTCAAGGTTTTCATTTCTTCAAGAATATTATACTTTAAAAACTCGCAAATTTCTTCATCATTTTTAACTATTGCAAATGTTAGTTTAGGTTCTTCAAATATTATTTTATTATCATCTAAAATTTCAATCATTTTTTTTATTGTTATAGTATCACACATAATTAATAAATAATTAATGTTTGTTATCTTTAAGTAATAATTTTTTAATCACATACAAACGGAGTAAATGTTTTTTTATAATTATAATATGCTCTCTTATTCTTAAAGTTTTCTTCAATTAAATTATCCCGATCTTTATAACATTCTGCATTTTTTCCTATATACTCCATAATGAGTTTTCTATTTTCATCAAAGTTTGATATGAGTTTTGAAATTGCTATATTGTTGTTATTTATAAATTCATCCAAAACTGATATTTGGTTAGCAGCAAATTCCTTATCATCCATTTATTTTTATAAAGATTTTGTGTAAAATTCATGGGGTTTATTTATTTTTGTAAAATTTATTTATTTTTTTTATTTTTTTTATTTTTTACTTTTTTTTAGAATTTTTGTAAAAATTAATAAAAGTTTACTTTTTTTTATCATAAAATCCTACCAAAATCTGCAAGTTGGTTTCGCGAAAGAAAAAATTTATTTTTTTATTGAAGCGAAACCAACTTGCAGATTCTG